TTGTTCTCTGCTTTCGAGGGCGCGAACGAGATGCGGGTGGCGGCGTATGACAGGTTCGCCCGACTGGTCAACTCCGCACGAAACTCAGGTCTGAGCGACAGGGATATCCGCCAAGTCCTCCGTAACGCCAAGGTAAGTAAACGCTACGCCAACGCGCTGGCCCGTGGGCAGAAGGCACCGAAATGGAAATTGGCTACATCGTTCCTGCGGGGGAATATCAAACGCGCCAAGATACTTCTTGGCCGCGAAGTGGCGCAGGACCTACAGGGCCGCAGACGTGCGGTGCGGAAGATATCGCGGTCAAGCCAGTAGGTACAATTCCCCGTCCCGCGCATAACGGTCCCGTATAACTTGCTGGTAGTGGGGTGTGCGGAACATGACTTTCTTCAGATAATCATAGACCTCCGCCCGATCCGGGTTGGGCCATTCGGTGTAGAGGTTCGCGTGGACGTTGGGCGTGTCGATGCCCAGTGCCTCCCACATATCCATGATGTTCTCCATCCTGAACAACTGAACATTGGGCAACAAATCCAGAAAATCACACTGCGGTATGGTGTGCCCATCGTTCTCGTGGGTGGGCTTCATCACATACCACTCAGTCAGGCGGGGGTTCAGGATGGCTTCCTTGTGCCACCGCTGGTCAGGTGTGGCGGCGGGGAGGTCCAGTGCGAGGGTATAATAAGTAGCGACGGCGGAAATCCAGCGGCTGACCGGTTCGCGGATCACAGAGTAAAACTTCATCTCTTTCAGGCTGAGTTTGGTGTCGGCGTAAGGCTCCCACCCGGCGTCATCAAGCACCCGGCCTATGGAGTTTCCTGCCACCTTGGGGATGAGGGGAACGCCCAAGTTACCCTTACACCAGATATGCATCATCCCAGTAAATCTTTCAATATTCGCCCGGCAATATCCTCACCCATAGTTTGGCCGCTGGTCATTTTCAGCGCCAGACGTGAGTTCTTAGCCATCCGCGCACACGCATCTTCCACACCACGAGTGTAGCCTTGATCATCAGGTACTGGATCACTATGCGGAGAAGTTGGCGCTCCCTCCACTGGCGACACGTTAAGGGCTTCTGATACAGCCCCCCGGACAAATGCAGCTTTGGAGATTTCAACACCATCACAAAACCTTTCTAATGCATCAAGGGTCTCAGCGTGGAACAGGACGTTATAACGGCGTGTGGGGCCCACTAGGGTAGCCGGGCGGTGCTTGGATGGGGGCATCGGCTTGCGCCTCCTCTTGTCTGCGTAGGTGGTAGACCAATTCGATGACCATCCCGTAGGCCATTTCCCGGTCAATAGTGAAACGGCTGAACTTGCCGTCAGGCAGGGTAAGCTGGACGTTACATGTAACGTCGAGGTCTTGTGGCGCGGTGAACACCACAGCGGGTTTTAGGGGTATGTGATCAGCCATCAGTGCGGCTCTTCATCTTATCCACGAACGGTTGGGTGAAGCCCTGATAGGGTCCATTCTCTGGGATGGGTCTACCCTTGGCGTCCTTGACGCCAGCCTTGTCGCGGCACATGGAATTGAAAATCTCCACCAGAGCCAGACCGCGCTCCGACACCTTGCCGTTGGCGGGGAGGAATAACTGTAGGCCGTCCTCCTCTGTCAGGACCAGAGCGACATCGTTGGCGTCTAGGCTGGTGTGGGTGTTGCCGTTGCCGACATCCTTCAGGATGACGTAGGCGTCCCTGAAATCTCCAAATAGTGCTTCGACATATTTCATTGTGTTTTCCTTATCAAAACCAAAATAAATTCTGTGGGCGTAATCATCTGGGTCACCGGGGCCACCCTCTGGCCGAATAGGGGCGAGGCCAAATCCTTTTTCACCCATCAATGCGGCCTGTACGTCTTGGGTTTATGTGTCACGGCGGCGGCGAGGATGGTCTGCTTGATAGACCGCACATCGTCAGCCATTGCGTCCTGCCAGCCAAACATCCAGTACCACAAATCCCCGCCGCTCTTCATATAGGGATTGCTGGTCAGGGCCTCGCCTCGTTCGTAGGCCATCTGCCCCTCGTGGTACTCCTTGGTGACATACTTCTTACTTATTCCTCTCGCCACGGCCCCTCTCCATCCAACGCCTTGTCCGCCAGCATGGCGTAGAATTCGACGCCTGTGGAGACCCGTGCGACATCCCGTATCGCTATAAGGGCATCCCTAAACCGGTCCCGCTCCGTCATGACGGTGGCAAGCATCGATAATTCTGTTCTAAGATCACTCATGTTTCCCTCATTAGGAGATTACCGGGACGGAACCCAAGTTGACCGCCCCGGTTCTCACGATCCCGGCTCACTCTGGGCAGGGTCCGCCGGGATATTCTTTTCTAAGATCATGGCGATGCATCTTGCATAACCAGCAATATCCAAGACACTGTCCATATGGTTAGGGGTCTCTGCCAGCCGCACGATCTTGATGATGACCATATTAAGAGCATGACGCACGGCAGGGTCTGAACAGTGACTGATCATAGATTGCATATGCGCTATGGTCTTGAAAGTTTCAGCGGGATGACCATAATCCTCGCCACGGTCTTGCGTGACGGTCTGTATCGCGGTATCGAATTGTTCTGTGTAGTTTCTTGCCATGTTGTCCTTTCTATGATACACCACTAAACAAGTCAAGAGTAATAAGGAAAAACATGACGCACCCCGACATGAAACGCTTCTTAGATAAGGTGGATAAGAGCGCCAAAGACGGCTGTTGGCGGTGGACGGCGGGGAAAGCCGCGCACGGATATGGTGCATTCTATTTTGAAGGCAAACAAACAGGTGCCCACCGAGCCTCTCATATTATATTTATCGGCCCCATCCCTGATGGGAAGATGGTATGCCATACGTGCGACAACCCCTCGTGCGTGAACCCTGACCACCTATTCATAGGCACCGCAAAGATGAACTCCGATGACATGATGAACAAGGGCCGACAAAAGATGAGTGACAAGAGACAGAGGCCCCCTAAGAAGAAAACACGATGGATGGCTAGTCATATGCTTCCTAATGGGTCAAAGCGTGACGCCTTGGTGGAATTGGAAAAAGTGATGTGGGAGTTTAACCTCCCCCCAAGCCGGGTAGGTAGGGCCATTATGAAAAGCCCCAGCTTCCTAGACCTCATGGCGGACCCCGAAAAAGATATTACGACTAATACGCTTGACAAGATACACCGATATATCTTAGAAGTTAGGGGTCAAGGGATATTGGACCTTGAAAACTGAGGGGGCGCTCCAAAGATACTTTAAACGTCAAGCCGCCAGCCACGGGATACTGTGGTACAAGATCAGGTTCGAAGGTCAGCGCGGTTGCCCCGATATCTTAATCGCATACAAAGGAAAAATCGAACTCATCGAACTGAAAAGCCCAACCAAGAAAGGCCGCTTATCCGAACTCCAAAAACGCCAAATCAAGAAATTCAAAGACGCAGGAATAACGGTCCACGTAGTGGACAGTAAGGAACAAGTAGATAATGTCATCAGCGAGATCACTGACCCCTAAACAGCACTCCGCCATCGACAGACTAAGTACCCGCCGCTCAACCATATTGGTTGCGCCTACTGGCGCGGGTAAGACAGTGATCTGCCTGACCGCTATATCCAAGGCAATCGCCGCCGGTAAACTCCGCAAGATTATAGTCGCGTGTCCAGCCAAGGTGCTGGCGACGATGGTGTGGCCGCACGAGGCGGCGAAGTGGGATCACCTCCGCAAGATAAGAATTCTCCAGATCGAAGGCACCAGCCAAGAGCGCACCAAGTTGCTCCTGAGTTGTGAAGCAGAAATACTCATGATCAGCCTGAACAACCTCGACTGGTTGCTTCGCCAAGACCACGAGTGCGATGGCATCGTCATAGACGAACTGAGCAAGGCCGCAGGGAAGCAGTCCAAAGGCCTCAAGTCCAAGCGGCGGGGCGACTGCTTTAAGTGGCGCGTAGGAATGACAGCGACACCTTGCGAACAGGACCTAGAGAAACTGTTTGCGATGGCCCGGATCATCGACAAAGGCAAAGCCTTCGGGACCAATAAGAGCGTCTTTATGACCCGGTACTTTTTCAGCGATTACATGGGGTACAACTGGACGATCAAGGAGGACGGTGCAGAGCGCATCATGAAGCAGTGCAGGAAGCTGGTTCACTTGGTCGAGGACACCAAGGAACAGGACCTCCCGCCGCTCAAGGAACACACGATACGTTTCGATATGCACCCCGCCACCCGCGAAGTCTATACGCAGATGAAACGGCATATGATCACAGACGAAATCGAAGCGGCCAATAGCGCAATTCAGTCCGGGAAACTTCGTCAACTGGCTAGTGGATTTTGCTACGACGAAGACGGCGTTGCCACGGTGTACGACAGCCAGCGGCGGGACGCCGCAGTCGAATGGTGGCTAGGCATAGACAAACGTCCCGCAGTGATCTTCTACGAATATGTCGAACAAGGCGAGAGCCTCCAGCGGGTGTTTCGTAAGTATTTGTCGGCCAGTGTTGAGGACTTCAAGGCCAGCGAAGGGTGCGTGTTGGTTGCCCAGATCAATTCACTGAGCCACGGCATTGAGGGCCTCCAGCACGTCAGCCATGACGCCCTCATGTATCAACCTTGCTGGTCGAGGGACGCCGCAGAACAGGCGCGGGGAAGATTATGGAGAACCGGGGCTTCGATGCCCGTCAACATCACCACGCTGGTGTGTAACGACACACTGGATGACCTCGTGCTGGATCGCGTTGAGGGCCGGGGCGAATGGATGAAATTGTTCAGAGAACATTTAGGAGAATGAGCGTGGAGATGACGCCTCTGCAAATCGAAATAGCAAAACTACCCTCCTTGTTGGCTAACTTTGGGGACAGAGCAATGGCCCAGATGTTGTTAATCATCCAAGAGATGGTCCGACATGAAGACACCAGCATTGACATCGAAACCGCCAGCACAGAAGAGATAGCGACATTTTGTAAAAGCACCTACACCAGAAAGATCAAATAGCGATGTCGGAACGTATGGAACACGCCATGATGCTGGCTGACAAATGTTGGGAAAAAGCGATTAACACCGCACCTAAATTCGTTGAACGATACTTCGAAATCAACGAACAATATCTGTTATCAAAGCCCATTGTTAATGGAGATGAATTCAGCAAGGTGTGCCGCCGCAAAGGACTACGCAGACCAAAGGCCCTCCACCATAACGTATGGGTATCGGGCGTGAGGGCACTAGAAGCAGTTGGTTGGATAACAAAAATAGGCAAAGTGGTTCCGCTAGAAGCACACAACCACATGCCTTCCGTTACCCGATATCGCAGTAACTTAACGAGGAGACCTTTTCCTATGCCTAAACACAGCTACCTTGGCCCGTCAGGGGCCGCACGTTGGATGGGTTGCGCGGGGAGCGTTGCGGCGGAGAAGCCCTACCCCCGCGAAGAGAACATCTACGCCGCCAACGGCACCGCCGCTCACATAGTGGGTGAGAAATGCCTGAAGCAGGGATCGGACGCTGAGAAGTTCCTTGGCAAGAAGATCAAGGTCGCGGATTGGGAGTTTGAAGTTGACCGGGAAATGGTGGTCGGCGTCCAGATGTACCTCGACGTGGTCCGCAAAGACGCCAAGGAAATGAAGTGCAAGAAGATACACGTCGAGCGGCGGTTTGATATCTCCGCTATTCACCCAGCCATATTCGGCACGTCGGACGCCACGCTACACGTCAAGAAGTTCCTCAAGGTCTATGACCTGAAATATGGCCGAACAGTAGTTGAGTGCCGGGAAAATCCCCAGCCGCTATTATATGGCATCGGTGCCCTGTTGGAATTTGACAAGAACAAAGAAGTCGAAGAGATCGAAATGATCATCATCCAGCCACGCACGACTAACCCGATCCGCCGCTGGACCGT